AAATTCCGTACTTTCTAAAGCCCTAGCAAACGTTAAAACGCCTGTAGCGCTATTCCATTTTACTTGCTCCTCTATTGGCGTTCCTGTCGTTATGATCCCTTGCACGTCGATACCTCCTCTAGATACATAAACGCAGTCTTTACCGATCATATCTACCCAAGTTATAGTAGTTTCCCCACCGGCCGCCGTGTATTCTTTGTTATAAACGTAACCGCCTCTAATTATAATTCCTGCAGGGGTAATAGACGTACCGGTAATACCGTAAGGCCCCGTCCCCTGTAAAGAAATATTATAAGTACCTGCGTCTCTTACAGGACCATTAAAGCTAAAGTTAGATATATTGGTTATACCGTTTATAATAACTAATCCGTCTACTCCGTTGTCGATTACTAGATTTATTTCTATAGGGGATCTATCTAGTTGCTTTTGCATAAAGAACAAATAGCTAAAACCGCTAAGGATAATTAATCCGTCTGCGGTTATTTCCCAAGAAGCTAGATCGTTTTTATATTGTCTAAACCAAGCCGAAGAGTAAGAAGTTACTTCTTTTTGCTCTACGTTTACGGTAAAAGAACAGTTTGTAGAACAAGCTATCGGAACGTCCACGGCCGGCGATACGTCGGTCCTGTGCCAATATAACATTAAATTTTTCCCGTTTACTGCGTTTGCCATACTACAAATTTAGTGTTTTATTTACTGTATATTATACTTAACCGTTTCTACCGAATCGTTGTCCTCGTTTGTTATTTCTATTAGTTGAAAAGATCCTACTTCGTCGATTTGCGGAACTACGCTGCCTCTATTTAAAAGGAAGGTTTTATCGTCGTAAGAAAGGGCGTTAGTCGCTTCGTCTTGAACTGTATAGACCTTATCTAGATAGTTTAAGCCTTTAGAAGTTTTAAACGCTCCTAGATCCGCTTCTAAGGTACCGAAGTTTTTATTTAATAAGTTAGAGTATTGTCTAGCTATAAGCATAGGCAATAACTCAAAAACGTTAGTAGTGTCCGGATAACGATACCAATTTTTGTAAGATAACCCCGAAGCGTTTACTAGATTACCTACGTTATTATTAACTGCAAAGCTATTTAAGAAACTTCCGTAAGGTTGATCAATTTCTTTAACTGTAGTATTCTCGGTCCCTACTTGTCTAGTTACGTCCACGGATCTTATAGTAGTATAATTTTGAACTATAGAAACGCTTCTTACACTTATTGCCTCGTATTGAGGGAACGGCGTTCCTCCGTCTACTATAAATTTTATTTTAACGTGTCCTCTAAGAGCGGTTCCCGTTGGGCTATTTTGACTATTTATTAAAACTTTTAATGAATAATCAGTATAAGCAGTTTGGTCTACTTTATTTACAGTTATAAAAGTATAGGCAGTCTGCCAACTATTTGAACTATTATAGTAATAAGTAATAGACGTAGTAGGATTGGTAATCGTTATAAGAAGTTTAGCCTTATTAGCACCTATCCCCATTCTATATGAAAATTTTAAGTCAAAACTAGGACCGTTCATATAAGGTAAATATTTATACCTATTTGCTCCGGTTAATTCTTGCATTTCAATAGAAGCAAAAGTTCCTACTCCAATAGGATTTTGAATACTTAAAGTATTAGAAGATAAATCCGGCTCTATTGTTAAGTTTGCGCCTCCGCCACTACCCGCAGTACTTACTTCCTTAGTCCACCCATAAGGGAAGGGGATATACGTTGGATAAATTGCAGTATTATAAACTCCTTTAAAATTTCCATTATGGACGTAGTTATCCGCATAGCTAAAATTTCCTTTAATAATTATTTTAGGATAGCCTTTTCTAACTATTTTATTTTGTGCGTTATTTACAAAATGTACGTTACCGATTGAGTAAGGCGCTATATTTACGTTTTTATCAAAAGTCCCGCTACCTGCGTTACTAACTGTAGGATAAATAACATAGTTAGTAAAATATCTAGTAGTTAGCGCCATTTGATTAATAGCTAATAGCTGCCATTTACCGTCCGATTGAAATAGTCTGCAACCAAAAGACCTAATTATATTATCTAAAACTTCGTAATAGCTTAAGCCTACAAAGTCTCTTCTATATTGGTAAGTTTGCGAAAAAGGTTCGTCTCCCGAAGCGTCCCCCCTGTCGAACATACCCTCGGCATAATAAGAACAGGAAGTAAGCAACTCTATAGGATCGGGATAATTGATAACGTTTAACGTTTCCGCTATTACGTCTATAAGTCTATTAGTTTGATTTATACTTGCGTCTTCCTCATAAATAAACTGCGTATATTCTAAAAATGATAATCCGTCTATAGCTACTACGTCTACTTGAACGTTACCCGTAGTAAAAGGGAGTTGGACGTAATCATTAAATAAAAATCCGCACCATAAAAGACTATCCCCGTTATAAAGTTTAACAAAATATTTACGAATATCGAAACTTAATAAATCGGGAAACGCTTCGCCGTCCTCCTCGGTAGTTAAAAAAGATATATTTAATTGCGAAGAAATAATCCCCGCTAAAGGTTCGTCGTCGCTAGCGTTAGAATCTAAACTAATATTAATAGCGTCGTAAGTTTTTACAGTAACTACAGGAATTGCAGGATCTTTTTCATAAATTCTAGCTACTAAACTTGTTCCGTCTCTTAACGCTTGGGTTATTGTGTATTTCAGTTCGTATGCCATTATATCAAGCTTATATTTTGTCCTTTAAGAGAAGACGATTTTTGCGTCCTGTTAATAGCTACTAAAAGGTCTTGGCCTCTTAAAACTGCTACGCTGCTTCCGCCCATATTTCTGCCTCCTCCGCTCATTGCTCCCGCATTAAAAGAAGTCTGCATAAACGTATTTAATCTACTCAAAGGTAAAACCGCCTCCGGTCCTGCTTCGCCTATCATAGCAATAGAAGCCCCGTTAGTTATACCTCCCGCCGCTAACCTATTACCGCCAAATGCTTTTTGTAAACTAGCACTTGCAGCAAAAATCGCCTTAAGTTCGGGAAACGCAGTAAGTATCGCTTCGAATATTGTTGCTTGTATTACTGCAGCCGCTATCGATTTGGCTATATTTAAGAACATATCCGCGATAGCTTCTAGAGGGTTAGTACCTTGCTCAAAAGCAGCGAATACGTCCATTATTCCCGAGGTTAAATTACTAGCTAACATACTAGCGAAATTCTCGTATGCCTCCGCTAATTCTTTTACTTTCTTTTCTTCTAAATCGTAATCTTTAATCCTAGACTTAGCGTCCTTCATTAAAAAGGCGCCCAATCCCTTATCGTTAGATTCTTGGGTTAAGTCCTTTATTTGATTCTCAAAATATTTTGATCTTTTATCTTCTTGCTTATCTGCTTCCGGATTAAATACATTCAAAATAGGCTTAAGATCAAGTTTAGCAAACTTTTTTCTTAAGTTCTCTATATCGTTTAATTGCTTTTGTAATAAATACTTTTGCTCGGCTAGATACTCCTTCATAGGATCGTTATCTAAATCCTTACCAAAATCTTTACTATGTTTAGCTAATTTATCTTGTTCGTCTGCTAACTTTTGGAATTGATCGAATATTCCTTTAAATAGTTTTTCTTGTTCTGCAGCTTTACCGGCAATAACAGTACTACCTAAAAGATCCGTATAAGTAACTGCAGGTCCTCCGGTTAATTTAGATAACGCAAGCGCTCCTAATCCTTCGCCCATAAACAAACTAGCTTTATTAGCAGTTTGAGGCGAATTTTGGGCCTCTAATTGTTTAAAGGCTTCCTCGGCTGCTTTCTTTAAAGCGATCTGCCCTGCGGCTCTATATAAGGCAGCTTGGACGTAATTATCTTTATTCTCTATAAATAACCTTTCGGCTTCGGCTATATCTTTAGTCGTACCGTAAACTTTACCTAAAGAGGAATTATATTCATCTAATACCGATTTTTTAGATTTGGTTCCGTTATGGAATTGGTCGAACGAACTATTTAAGTTCTCCATTTCGACGTAAGCAGTAGTAAAAGCATCTTTAGCGCCGCTAAAAGCTTTACCAAATTCTACTAAAGCCTTAGTCCCTCCGGTAGCACTTTTAACAAAGTCTGCTATATCGTCCCCAAAAGAAACGATTAAAGAAGACGCTACGCCAATAGCTAATCCAATACCCGCAGGTCCCGTTAAGGCTGCGCCCATTGCTTTAAGTGCGTTTCCTGTACCTCCGGATTCTTTTTGTAATCGTTGGAACGATTCGAATAAAGGGTTTAAGTTATTGGCTATACCCATAAAGCCGTAAGAAGCATCCTGCGCTACTCTAGATACGTTCCCTAAAGCGTTAACCGCTTTATCGGAAGCGCCCGCACTTTTCCCCATTTCTTGACGCATACCCGCGATACGTTGGGTAGTCGTTTCTATCTTTGCGGATAATTCTGCGATCTTACCTGTATCGGTAGTCTTTTTAATTTCCGCTTGGAAACCTCTTAATTCATTTTCGGCCGCAATTATGGAGGCTTGGAGTTGTGAAATATCGCCGCCAATATTGACCTGTAATTCGGGATTTCCGGTACTTTCTGCCATTTCCTTATTAATTTACTCCGTACAGTTTTAGAGTGTTCTTAAACTGTTCGTCCGTTATATAAATTTTTTCTTCTTCGTCTTCTTCGTCTATTTCCGGAATCGGCCAAAATGATCTAAGCGGCTTAGGGTGCTGCTCCGCAGTATTACTTAGGTACATTACATAGGCTAACTGTCTAGTTCGGGACCATTCGTTTAACTCGGATCGTTCCTTACCCATTACGATAATAGAAAAATCTTTCCAAGTCATATCCCAAAATTCGCTAGGCTTTATTCCACATTCTGCAGCCTTAACCAATGTATCGTCCCAAGTAAGACTATTTAGTCTTTTTTTTTTCTACCTTAACTTCTTTTTTAGATACTATTGCGGTAGTTCTTGTAATAATGTACTTAGTATATTCCATTACTTGACCGTTAATATCTAACATTCCGCCCATTTCGTCGATCCATTCGAAAACGTCGAATTCGGTATATTCTAACTCTACCTTATTAATTAAGGCAGCGTGTTTATATCCGATAAAAATAAAACTAACAATATTACCTAGGTCTATTTGTGAATTGCTAAGAACTTGGAAAAACTCTTGTATAGTTAAATTCTTTTCTTTAGTGAACTCGTGCATAGACCAAGTCCCCCAATTAAGGGGGATAGTCTTATCTTTTATTTTTAATTCAAACATAAATTGTTTTTAAATTAAGATTGTTCAGTTTGTGCGATAGGAGGTACGCTTACTACGAAAGTTGCAGTAAACTTAACGTCGTCCTTATCTGCAGCGTTAACGTTAAAGTTACTAATAAATACTAAGCTAGTAGAAGTACCGCCGTAATAAATATCGCCTGTAGTAGGAGTAGCTTTACCCATTTTAATAGCAAACAAAGTCTTAGCAGCGTGCGCCGTGTATAACTGTTGGTAGCTATCTTTTGAAGGAGTACCTGTTTCGTCAATAGCGAAACCTTCGCACTCAAAAGATTGGTTAAAAGAAGGGCTAGGCGTGTATTGATCGCCGCACTTAGAAGTAGCGTCGATAGTTCCTAACGTTGAAGTTAAAGAGTTAGAAGTTAAGCACGCTACCGGCTTAAAAGTTCCGTCGTTGTCTATGTCTGCAAGTAGGATATAGTCTCTACCGCTTACTTTTGTTTCTGCCATTTTGTTAAATTTTAATTTTGAGTTATTGTTATATTATAAGTTATAAGAACTCGGAAAACATTATCTATAGGATTTAATCCGTCTAGATTTCTTATATTTCCTACGCTTAAACTCGAAGAATCCCAACCGCTAGGCAGGGTTATTTGAGTGTTCGAATTTATCGCAGTAAGAACTAAATTACTAATAGTTTCCGCCCTCTTAAAACCAAAGTTAGCATTTTTTGTAACAATGTCTACAATGATAGTAATATCGCTAGTAAATCCCGTCTTACCTTGGTCCTGCGATCCTGCGCGACCTGTTAAAACTATGTATTCG